TTCTTCGGAATCAGGTGCTCCCAATCCCTTGTGTACAGAAGATGTATGCAATCCAGCATTCTGGATTCCAAAAAGAAAATTATGTTTACATTGCAATTACAGAGGACAATTATAGGAGGAACTTACATTGGTCACGTTAACACAACAAGCAGAAACAGTCGCATCAAAAAGATATTACTTAAAAGACGAATCAGGTGAACCTGAAGAAAACGCAAACACGTTATTGAAACGAGTAGCTAAAGCTATAGCTTCCTCTGAAAAGTTGTATGGAAAGACAGATGCTGACACACAACTAACTGAAAAAGAATTTTATGACATGATGTCATCATTAAACTTTATCCCTAACTCACCTACGTTAATGAACGCGGGCACTGAACAAGGAACATTATCCGCATGTTTTGTGCTACCTCTAGAAGATAGCATGGAAGATATTATGAAGGCGGCTCATGACATAGCTATGGTGCAAAAATTTGGTGGAGGCACAGGATTTGCATTAAGTAAACTCCGACCAAAGGGAGATAAGATTAAGACTACACATGGTATTGCATGTGGTCCAATACAAGTATTACAAACACTATCTAGAGTATCATCCATGATTACTCAAGGTGGTAAAAGAGATGGGGCAAATATGGCAGTAATGTCAGTTTACCATCCAGATATATTAGAGTTTATTGACTGTAAAAAAGTAGAGGGGGATATACATAACTTCAACATATCAGTAGGTGTAGACTCTAACTTTATGAAAGCTGTAGAAGCTAATCTTAATTACCCACTGATTAATCCAAAGAGTAAACAAGTAGTTGGTGAACTAAATGCAAAAGAAGTATTTGATAAGATGGTATATGGTGCATGGAGAAATGGTGAACCGGGTATGATTTTCTTAGACGAAGTAAATAAGGACAACCATGTTACAGAAGAATATGGTGAGATGATTGCAACTAATCCATGTGGTGAACAACCATTATTAGGAAATGAATCATGTAACTTAGGGTCAATTAATTTAGCCAACTTTGTAGAATCTAGAGAAGTACGACCTTACATTAAGTGGGATGAACTAAGAGCTACAATAAAAACAGCTACGAGATTTCTAGACAATGTAATTGATGCAAACAAATATGCAACTCCAGAAATAGAAAAAATGACTAAAGCTACAAGAAAAATAGGTTTAGGTGTTATGGGATTTGCAGACCTGCTAATTCAGCTAAGAATTAAGTATAATAGTATAGAGGGTAGAGAATTAGGAAAGAGCATCATGGCTTTTATTAGAGAAAAAGCTGATGCACAATCAATTAAATTAGCTAAAGAACGTGGAACATTCCCTGCATGGGATAAAAGTGACTATGGAGAAGATGAAAAATACAGGAATGCTTGTAGATTAACAGTTGCTCCAACAGGAACTATTTCAATGTTAGCCGATACATCAAGTGGTATTGAACCAACATTTGCGTTAGCTTGGAAAAAAGCAAACATTTTAGAAGGTAAGACTCTCTATTACGTAAATAAATATTTTGAGGCAGATGCAAAGGCAAATGATTTCTATTCGGAAGATTTGATGGAGCATCTATCTCAGGGGGGTTCCTTAGAATCAAGAGAAGATGTACCACCATGGGCTAAAGAAATATATGTCACAGCTCCAGAAATATCTGCTGAAGACCACGTTGGGATGCAAGCAGTTTTTCAGGAAGATTGCGACTCAGGTATCTCAAAGACAATTAATTTTCCTAATGAAGCATCCATCGCTGATGTTGAGTCGGCTTACTTATCTGCTTGGAGATTGGGT